ACGTAGGGTTGCCATCGACTTAATGTTGGCTGCTGCCCAATCATTCTCGTGACCTTCGTCCTGACCCTCTGCCATGATCCATTTTGCTTTAGGAGCAAGCGCAACAGACTCAGTTAACGATGTCACCCAGAAGTTGTACATTCTCTGGCTGTCTTTTGCATGACGAACCATGCCAAACTTTTTACGCTTATCACCAATAACAACGTGACGTCCGTAAACTGGGATGATTGGTATGTAGTAACCAGGCCAGTCGCGCTCCTCTAACACTTCAATGGCGGTTAGTTTTTTCCACTTAATTGTCTTTTTAACGGATTTACGTTCGTTGACAACAAATAGACCAGCCATCTCCATGCGCTCAAAGAAATCTTTACCGTCTGCAAACCGTGTAGAACCATCGGAGAGCTGATATAGCGTTGCAGGCTCTCTTACTGTGTACCAATACTCGGCTACTCTTATATCTTCTCTGGTGATCCATTCGCTTTGCGTATCTCCTGTGCCCCTTTGCGTGAATGATGTCTCGTCCGCATCAGGGTAAAGTTCCTTAAATACCTTCTTAGGCATCATTGTTGTAATCAAACAACGCTCTTGGTCTGACCCGTCAACTGCTATCGAGTTGGGATCCATGTAAACGGTAAAGGGATTGTCAATTGGGTCTATAAAGATCTCTTGGTCAAAAGAATCTTCCCTTACATATCTGTGGTCAACCCTTAAATATCCCCACCCCATGCGTACAGCGTAGTTATAAGCATTATCGTAAGCATTGTCAGCATTGGAATTGACCTCAATGTGTCTGATTAAACCTTGGATGACCTGAGCCTCTGCAGCGTCCTCAGATGTATTGGTTGCATGAACCTTGATTCTGGGTCGTTGCTGACGTTGTTGGTTTGTAACCTGACGGCAATAACCGTCCAACTTGTTGATAGTCAGGACGGGACGGGATTCTAAGTTACGGGAATTTTGTAGATCAACAGGCCATTGATCGCCACCAGATGCAAACTTTAGATCTTCTAAAGCCTCTTGGCGGTTCATGGTGTCCGCATCATTGGCAAACTTTAAGAATTGCTTTGCCTCATCAATGATGGGGTCGTAATCGGTTTCTTGAGGGTCTAGTGCCATTTAAGCCATCCATGATTGTGGTGGAGCATAGTTTACCCTCTTTGGTTGTTTAGGTCTAGTTTCCTGTACGCCTAGAGCTATATACCGAAAAGCGTCTGCTCCGTGTGAATATTGGTCGTGCAACGGGTTTTTACTAAACTGTTTAGTGTCTGGGTCTACTTCGTACCGATAGTGTCTGAGGCATTGCAGTCCATCATAGCAATTATCTCGGTCAAAGTAGCAGTTTCTGAATATAGTACGCGCTGCATTGATAGAGTCTGCGATAGCAGTTCTTGGGATGATTTTGGTCTTAAACCCTGCAGACCTGACAATTTCCTCAATTGATCGTCCGTTTGATCCGATGGTTTTGTTTTGTGCGTCATGTGGCAACCATAAAGTATCGTAAACATACCCAAAAGTCTGCATCAAAGCCAAATAATGGCTCATGGTCTGCTGACTGTCCTCAACGTAACGGATTAGCCTGATTTCCTGTGCAATAAACTGTACAAACCAAATAGATGTGGAATCAGCCCAGCCAAGATCAAACACCGCAACAACTGGCTTGGTTGGGTCATATCTGACTTTGGTTATGCGCTCTTCCAACTCAGCCGATTGCATTTCTCTGGCAAACACAGCTCCGTCCACAGTCTGACGGCACAATCCCTCCCAGACCGTGTTGTACGCCTCTGGATCTCTGGACTGCAAAGTTCTGCGCTCATGGTCGAGCACTTCAGGAAACCAAGGATTATCAGACCAATTAACCTTTCTGGTTATACAGTTTTCTGGTGGATTGAGGATAAACCGCTGGAACGTAGCGTCTGATTCCAACTCTGGATTCATGGTAATCCAAATCTCAGAATCCTTTGCTCGGATGGTCGGAATGAGAATATCCCAAGATCTTGCCGATACTGCCTGAGCTTCCTCAACCCAGACTATCGTACAACCCTCGTAGGATTTAATATTGTGGGGGTTATTTTTTAGGCCAACAAAGCTAAACTCTGTGCCATTTGCGCCCCTGATTGTGGTCTGGGTTATCTCGTAAAACCCAATTAAACCCAACTCAACGATCTGGTCGCTTAATAGCTTATGAACTGATTGAGATATGGAGTTCTGGAATTCCCGAGCGCAAAGTATTCTGTGGACTTGCTTCGCGCCCAAGATGAGCAATGCTCTCGCAACAGACCAAGACTTCGCAGAGCCTCTTCCTCCATAAATACACTTGTATCTACTTTTCTCAAACAAGCATTGAAGTTTGACAGGGAATTCTGCCCTCTTGACGGCTGTATTAATCTCATTCTGATCCATTTGGCGCTACAAACGATACCTGAATACTATTAAGAATCGGTGAGCCATCAGCGTTTTCTATCGATGTCGCTTGAATTGCTTTACCTTCAAGTCTATCCATCAACTCTCTAATCGCCCAAGGTTCGCCCTCTTCTGCCTTTGTCACCAACTGCTCTGCAATCGCTCTCAGTCGATGTGGCTCAGTCGTTAGAACAACGCGCAGACGATCAGAAAACATCCTAGATTTGGATGCGTTCTTGTTTCCTACTGGTGCTCCTGCGCTCATATTGTTTTAATGTATAAGAAATTGATTTCTAATAGATTTTAGCTATTAGTCGAAGCATCTGCCTGAGTTGTCTCAACTGTCTGTACAGGCAACTGAGCATTGGCTTCTTTTGTTAACTTTTGGATTAACAACTGAATATCTCTAGCCTTATGCTCTAACGCTGTGATGATGAGATTTACGTCTTGGACTTCGTGTTGAAAATTAAACATTTACTTTCCTTGCTTGTGTTTACGGCCTGGGCCTTTTTTGGTTGATTTGGAATTCTTGCCTGCTTGCCACTTCATAAATAGATGTTCATCCATTCCCATTGCAATCAGTAAGTGAACGGCTAGAGTTGCTTTCATTTCTTTTTAGCGTCTTTCTTGGCTGCTTCACGCTTTTCGGAATAAGCAATCGCTACTGCTTGCTTAACAGGACGCCCAGCCTTGACTTCCGTTTTGATGTTCTCTTTGAACGCTTTGGGTGATTTAGATTTAATGAGTGGCATTAGCAGTTCCAGTTCTTTAGTGATGCCTTGGCTCTCTCCGCTGGGCCTTTGGCGTTCTTTACAACTCCCTCCATCCTCGCACAGAAAGATGCCTTTCGGCCTTCGTCTTTCTTTGTTTTGGGGTTGGGAGCAGGCGGTTTCAAGTTTGATCCGTTCTTGGCGTTGTACTCGGCACGACCTTTAGCCGTCATCCCAGCGCCTTTTTCGGTAGAATTGTAGGTTTTACCCTTTCCCGTTGTTTTGTGCTCAATGGGTTTATCGTGCTTTTTCATTTCTTTGCGGTCTTGGCAGACTCTTTAAATGCTTTAGCAGTTGGAGCGCCCTTAGTCCCAGGCTTCCTCATGTGCTCAACAGGTTTACCCTTGGCCTTTTCCTTGGCGATCCGTTCCTGTTTAGCATGGATATTTGCATATAAACCAGCTTTAGCCATTATTCTGTCTCCTCAACAAAACACACATCTTGCCACGACATAACGATGAACTTTTCGTCACCGTCCTTGAAATTATGATACTTCAGGTATTCGTCTTTGTAGTCTTTGGCTAAAGTGCCGAAATATACCTTGTCACCAACCTTGAGTCCTTCCTCCGCTGCCTCGTCTCCAATAGCAACGACAAAACCCACAGAATCAGCTTCTGCGGTTTGGATGTACAGGGTTGATTGTATTCTTTGTATCGGCTTAACGATAATCTTGTCTTTAATCGGCTTCATACAACTTGCCTCCGACTAAGTTTTTGTCTACCGCGTTTTGCAATAACGACATCTGGCTCTTTATATAAAAAAGCCTCCGATGGGCCTACACCGGAGATAAGTTTGGCAACAAATTCACCGCACCATTCGTTCTGATGACGATTTTGGTATACAGGATAACGCCTGCATTGGCCTAATGTTTGATTTGACTGTAGATCAAAATATCTACATAACCTACAATTACTATCAGTCATCGCAACTCCTTTATCAGTTGTGTTGATTAGAGA